CAAAGTGAGGAAGAGGCCGCTTTTTGAAAAAAGCGGCGCAAAAACTTTTATTTACGCTGGGCCGGTGGCGATGAAACCGCACGGGCCCAAGTTAACAAAGTTTTTTGCTACTTTTTTTTCACAAAAGTTAGCCTTCCTTCTCTGCCTTCAACGCCGGCGGATCTTGTTAGCGTCGACGCCCAACTCGCGCAGCCGCGCATTATATTCCGCCGGCTTCAGTTCGCTCGCATGCCTGGCCTCGGCGGTCTTCGCCGGGGGCGGCGTATGGGTCGCGGACGTGTTGGCCGCGCCAAACAGATAAGGCTTGGCGTCCTTCACGCTTTCGACGAGATCGGCGATGTTGGTCGGCGCGCCATCGGCGCCAAACGCCACTTGCGCAACATCCACGAACGCCAGAACATCGGCGGCATTCATCGCGCCGGCCTCTTTCGCTGCCGCGCGCAAATCGGACTGCAGGATTTTATCGCGCGCCTGCCGCTCGGCGCTCTTGCGTTCGGCTTCACTGGCTTCCAGGCTTTTCCGCACGGCGGCGAGTTCGGCTGCCTGCGCCTCAGACGCTTTCAGCACTGACGCAAGAAACGCCTTCGTCTCCGCATCCGCGCTTCCAGCCAGCTTCGCGGCCAGATCGCCAAGTTCCGTCCGCGCCGATGCCAAGCCGGCACCCGTTTTCTGGTCCTCTTCAGCCATGAGCTTCCCTCTGCAAAAATAACGGGGGGGGGTGACCGTGATGGTTTCAGCGCCACAGGCCAAGCATAAATAAAAGTTTTTGCGCCGCTTTTTTCAAAAAGCGGCCTCTTTCTTAAACTTTACCCTGCCTCTTTCGCCTGCACCCGCGCTTGCTGTTCCTTCTCGCGGGCCATACGGGCCGCGATATCGGCGTCAATCAATTTTTCTTCCTCGGCCACGTCCTCCACATCATTGTCGGACGCCATTTTCGCCACCGCGCGCCGCCGTGAGATCAAGCCCCCATCGAACAGCGTGCGGTAAGCCTGCGCCTCCTGAAATTTCTCGTTGTAGGTCGGCGGATAATAACGCGGCCAGATCAGCGACAAATCGGACGTGTCGAACGGCGCCAAGGGCACGCCGGCCACTCTGACCTCGCGCTGTCGCGCCACCGCAAACACCATTTTCACCAGGCATAAAAAGCCACTCTGGCCATAGCTGATGCGCAATTTATCGGCGAGCCAGATCAGCCCCTGATTCATCATCTCCAACGCACGGCCGGATTGCGCGCCGTTCAGCTTGTCCACGTTGGTCCGGTTGCCATGGATCGATTCCAGCGCGATTTCACGGCACTGGCGCACATACTCAATCACCGCGGCCGCGGCCGTGCCGTTGATTTCCAACAGCTTGGCATCGCCTTTCTCTGAGACCACAAGCGCCTCGGAAGCGGAGCGGATCATGGTGTCGCCCTCCGCCGCCGCCGGCTCCTTGATCAGCAACGTCGGATCGGCGGCATATTTCAGCCCCCTGCCCGCCTGCGAAAATTGATAATCCATCTCCATCACGGTGGAGATCGCGGCCTCGAATGTGCAAACACCGTCGATCTTGTCGCCGCCGGGAAGATTGCGAATCCACACCACCGGCACGAAGCCCAGCCCATGCGTCACCGTGCGGCCGGTATCCAGCATTGCTTGCTTCCCGTTGGCCGCATCGGCCAGTGAGAGCGGCGCAAACCACATTTCCGCGCTGGCGTCCCAGATACGCTGAAACCAATAGGTCTCGGCCTCGTCCACATCGTAGCCGAACGCCACGAGGTCGCTCCCCTTCACCTTGTAGCGTTCGACCACTCGCAGCAGCGTGTCCGGCACTTGCGGGTTCCAGGTCGGCGTCAAATAAACGCTGTCCATGGCCTCGAAAAACACGCGTCCGCCCAGCACGCGCATCAAGATCGCCACCGATCCCACGCTGCCCTTCACCGCCGCGTCATTCATCAGCTCGCAAAGCGCGCTTTCCGTCACCAACGCCTGCGCTGCGCGGCGCAGCCTCTCATTTTTGGAGTGAACCGCCGGAAAGCGCGCTTCGCTGAACAGCAGCGACACGGAATCATCCACTACCGTGCGGCACAGCCCTGTGCGCACACTCGGGCGCCGGTCGCACAGTTTGATGTAGGCGCCATCGGGCGTACGCTCGCAGGAAAACGGAATGGCGATATGATCATATTGCCGGCCGTCACGCACGCGTGCGAGGAAGGTCAAGCGTTCCACACGGGCTGGATAATCTAAATCGGCCAGGCTCATCCCGGCGCGGAGGGAAAGTACATCCAAGACTCACCTCATCATATACGATGTCGGTACGCGCCTGATCGCCGTCGGCGGCGCCACCAGTTCAGCAGCAGCACGGCTCAGCGCATCCACGCTGTCATCATGTTTGGCAGTGGGAAATCCGCTTAGCTCATCTAACAGAATGCGATTCCACGGTGCCGCCACCATCGAAACATTTCCGGCATTCACCTGGCTCGCCAACGGTACGGCGCGCTGCGTTTTGTCACCCGTTTCCGGCGAAGACACGACATGCGAGCCAGCAAGCAGGCGCGTCAGATAAGCCACCTGCGTCTTCCCGGCCTGTCCGGGATCCTGTGGCAGGGAAATCGTCACGCTGCCAAGCTCCGCGCGATCACGCGAGGCCGTGGCCAACAGCACGCGCTCCACCTCTTCGGGCCCGCCTTGCAAACGCACGATGTCGCCGATGCAGAACCTTGCATCGGGCCCGCGCCCCAGCAGCGCACCCACCGTATAATCCCCGCCCTTGGCGGTCGCCGCCAGATCCCAGGCGCGCACCCATCGATACCCCGCGGGGCATGCGGCGATGCTGGCGATGTTCGCGATCTTGAACATATTGCCCTCCGGCGCCCGCGGCGCGCCCTGGAACAGAGCGTGCCACACCTGCGTCTGCCCTGCCGCCGCATAAGCCGCCTTCTTGCGCCGTAAATCGCCGGCGTAATCAAATCCTGCCTGGTCGCCCCACAGAAACTCTCCCGGCGCCCGCCCGATCGGATCGTTCTCCTCGGCCTCCGCCGGGATCCGCAGCATTTTCCAGCCGGCTTCCTGCGCCAGCAGCCGCCCGGCGAGGTCATCCTCATGCCAGCGCGTCATAATCAGCACCACACGTCCACCCGGCCGCAAGCGCGTCAGCAGGTCGAACCAATACCAATCCCACACCTTGTTCCGTATCAGCAGGCTCTCAGCCTCCTCGGCCGACTTCACCGGATCATCGATCACTGCGAGGTCGGCACGCCGCCCCATGATCGGGCCGCGCACACCGGCCGCCAAATATTCGCATCCGCTGGTGGTCAACCATCCCGCGGCCGCCTCGCTGCGCAGGCCATAGCCCAACATGAGCCGCTGCTCGCGGATCGTCGCCATCACGCGCCGCGAGAACAATTCCGCCAGCGAGGCGGTATGCGAGGCACCGATCATCATCGCGCCGGGCCGTTTCATGAAAAAATAGCCGGGCAGCAGCACCGAGCCATAAGTGGACTTCGCAGAGCCGGGCGGCATCGTCACCAACAAGCGGTCTGCCCGTCCCGTCACCACATCGTCCAACGCTGCAATCAGCCGCACATGATGCGCCGCCGGCGCCTGCCCAAGTCCTTTCAAAACAGCCCGGCAATAGGCTTCAAACGTCTCCCCGGCGGCCTTGCGCTCCAACACTAGGCGCGCCGCTTCCTCGCGAGAAACTGTCAAAACGAATCCCCGAGTTTTTAAGTAAGCAGCCGATTTTTAAAAAAGCGGCACCAAAATTTTTATTATGCTGGGCCATGGGCTTTGTCGCCGACACAGCCCATGGCCCAGAGTAAACAAAGTTTTTTACTACTTTTTGTTCACAAAAAGTAGTGCTTTCCTTCACGCCTTCGCCTTCAGCGACCCGCCATTGGCGATAATCATCAGTTCCGCCGTGGTCAGTTCGCGGGCCGTGCGCTCGTCCTCGTTCTGCACCGCCACCCGCGCGCCGTAGGAATCAGGGTCGAACTTGCTCGCCATCCATTTGCAGTAATTAGCAATCTCCGTGGCACGCTTCAGCTCATTCTTATCCGAGGCCGCCCACACCAGCATTTGCATGCCCGCTTTCGCCCACAAATCAGAAACCTGCTTGCGCGACAGCCTGGCCCGCGCGGCGCGTTCATTGTCCCGGGCAATCCAGGCGTTCAGCCCGCTCCTACCGCAGCCCCACAAGCGGGCGATGTCGGCCAAAAACCATCCGTCATCAAGCAGCGCGATCAGGTCCTCGGTGCGGCGCTCACGCAGCGTCTTTTGCGGGTCCAACGCCGGCGGCGCCGGCGGGGCCAGCAGCCGGGCGACGTCCGGCGCCACCTGCGCCAACAACCCAAGCCATTCCGGCCGTCCGGCCCGCGCCGGCACGGCATTCCGCGCGTCATCCGGCATGTCCGTCACCCGGCGCATCGGCGTCCCCACGCGGCCCAACGGCGCGCCTCTGGCGGATCGTGGTAACGGCATGAAGCGTGACGCCTGCGCCTTTCAAATGTGGTGACATGGTCCGCTCCGGCCGTCGCCTCGGGCCACAGGCCATTTGCGCGGACACAAAATAAATTATTTTTTATTGATCGTGCCGTCGCGAAAAGATCCAGAATAACCACTTTCTAGCCTAAGACCACGATTTTTTCGACATAAAAATTATCACGATTTCGTGATATCCGATAAAATCGCGCGAAATTTTTCTTGATTTTGATTCCGTCGCGCCCCGGAACCACAACTCCGGCCACCTCCCGCGGCATTAACGGGATGCAGCGCCCCCCTTCGCAATCTCCAGCCACAGCAAGCTGATATGCCCGGCCAACACGCGACAGCCCGCGGGATTTTTCACCTCCCAGCCAGCCAACGCCGCCTGCAAAAATGCCAGCGCCTCGGCGTGCCAGCGTTGCGCACTTTTATCGGAGACCCGCAAAGCCGCCCCGCAGGCGCGCCAGCTCATCACATGGCGCTCGCGGAGCGGGTGGTATTGCGAGCGCAGCGACACCACGCGCCGCTTCGTCTCGTTGGGGATCAGTAAAATCCACGACAGCGCCTCATCCATCAGCGACACGTCGCGCGCGCTCGGCATCGGGTAGGCATGCTTATCTCCGCGCGGTGCATCCCCTTCCAGCGCCTCGCGAATCATCAGAACGCGCCCTTGCGCCAATAGCGTGCTGGGATGCTTCACATGCAGGCAGCGCATCACCGCGCCGGCATGCTCGATCCGGCGGCCGATATAATCGGCGGTCAGATGCTCGGCCATGGTCCATCCTCCTCCGAATCCAGCAGCGTGAGCGTGCCGTGGTGCCGGCCGAGATTGATTTCGGTGGTGGCACGGGCGGCGCCGTCCGGGTCGATCCAGCGGCGCGTCATCAGCTTTCCCTCGGCGTAGATCTTCGCGCCTTTACGCAAAGACTTTTCTGCAACGGCGCCGAGCGCCTCATTCATAATCACCACGCGGTGCCACTCGACATGCTCCCGCCGCATCCCGGTCGACGCGTCCGTCCAATGTTCACACGTGGCGACGGTCAGCGTCACGATTTTGATGCCGCTGCGGTGCGTGTTGCGGATATGCGGGTCCTTGCCGAGGCGCCCGACGATCATCGCCTTGTTGACAAAACCAGACATGAAATTTTCCTTTCAGCCGCCCTGCGCGTCCGTGCGCCCGCGCCTAACCAAGCGGGCGGTCGCCGGATGCTTTGGGCGGCACGTACCAGGCGCGCGCGTGATGGGGCGCGCAGAACGAGCTGCCGGCATGCGCCACGGGCGCGTCGCAAAATGTCCACGGCGCACCATCGCTGGTCACCCACTGGCAGGTCCGCGGCCGCGGGCCGGCCTCGAACGGCATGTCGGGAATGTTGA